GGTTAGTCTGGCAAATTTTCCCCAAGTTGCTGAAGCAAATAATGATTAAGGAACCAGGCATCGACTAGGTCATCAAATGGTTTCGGAACTTTCTTAACCTCACCAATTTCTTTCTGACAGTAAGCAAACAACGGCGAGCTAGCTAACTCATCACTTTCACATACATTGTCTAAAAAGGATTGCCAAAGAGCTAACTTATTCATATTCCCTTTACCAGCATGTTTCTTAATTGTAGTAGGTGCAACGGTCAGTAAATTTTTGACCTCGAGTTGACTTATCATTTGTTCTTTAAGGATCGCAGCTCCTGCTGCCATGTCGATCATATTATTAGTTCCCATTTTAGAACCGTATGAAGTACCTTCGAATGCAATATGATAATCTTGTTTCGTCTGAGTTATATTAACAATTAGGTTAATAATATCATCAGCAGTTTTAATGTATCTCTTAATTTTTGCGAACTCGTTCTTAGAGTAATCGCCAACAACTAGTTTCCAATCGGGTTGATGAACTAGCGTCACATCAGAGAAAGTACTTATTTCTTCTTGACGTTTTTGCTCGGCCTTTGTACCAGAGCCAGCTTTAATATATGAGATAAATTGATATTCATTCGTGTCAGATTGCCAGACACAAATACCAGGGGAATTAAGCGAGAAGTCAACAGTAACTAAATTCAAATTAGAATCTTTTACCCATCGCAGCACCAAGAGCGGCACCGACTAATCTGGAGGTTAATAGATCGTAGAATATACCTTTTTGAATACCTAGTACTTTAGCTAACATCTTACCGATAGATTTTCCTAAGGCAAACCCAGTTAAACCACCGATAATAGAACCTAAAAGACCTTCTTCAACTAGATCTTCTTCTAATCTGTCTAAATCAAATTCACCAGTCTCTTCATTTAAGTATTGTTTTACAAACTCTTCTAGAGCTTGGTCAACTTTTTCCTCTAATTCAGGAGTCCACTCAGACTGTAGGCCTTCTGTTAATAGAGCCATATCAGTTTCTGTGAGTTGTTGTTCAACTAAGTAATCATTAAATGTTTTCATAATGTATATATCGTTTAATCTATTTCTAAATCTAGGCTCATCTTATTGTAAACAAAAGTACATTCAAACGTAGAAAAGTCAGCTACATTTTCTGCCATATTTAGATTTAACTCGTTAATAGAGTTTAGTATTATTTTTTCAAATTTCATAAAAGCAACAGAACTACCTTCTGCATCTAGAATCCTTAAAGTAAATGGTTCGATATAAGGCTCTTTAGTAGTTCTTGCATAATAGTATAATAGAGTGTCCATCATAATCCAATAGTTAATAAAACCATCTAATAACTGGAAAGTAACTGTAAATTCTCTTGTTATTGTATTTTGGATTGGGACTGCACCTCTATGGTATCTAGTTGTACCATCATTATCTGCTTGAGTAATTGGGTCAAACGTAATACCAGGAATATTAACACCTTGTATAGAATAGTTAACAAAATCCACTGGCTCTGCTAACAGTCCACCTGGAATTCTGTTTAAATACTTTTTGTACTTATCTACAACTTCCTCTGGAATAAACTTTCTAGGAAATCTAAAATCGTATGCGTTATTTCTACTATTTAAAATCATTATCCAAGAGTAAATTTACCTTTAGTAACCATAGATTCATCAACACCGTTATCTAAACTAATATAGAAATCTCGGTTTTGCATACCTCTAATTGAATTTGCATTTTGTTCGTTAATCTTAAATAAGACTTCACCTTTACCCATATCAATATCTTTATTATAGACATGGTTAAACTTTAATTTAGATTTACCGTCATTAAAAGTTAAAATAACTAACTCAGCGTTTTCAAAAGATACTAATTCGAAATCATCACCTCTTTTCTTTGCAATCACAAATTTAATATATGTAGAAAAAGGAGGTATTGTGATTGATAGATCTCCCTCGTTAACGAAATCAGAAGTATCAAACTCTTCAACCTCTTTTAACATCTCATTATTACCTGTACCTGTAAGTTCTACTTTAGCAGAAGAAGCAATTACATTATGTCTTTCAATAAATGTAGGCACGTACTTTGTTGATCTTGGTAAATTATCTGTAATAAAACCAGAGATCGTTTTGTTAGAAGTTAAACTAGGTAAAACGTTGTAAACTTCCGTCAATATATTTGGGTTGTCAATTTTAAGAGCAGATAATTTCTTACCGTATTTAGCCGGGTAGTTTACTGTTAAAGCTGCTTTCTTTACAATTTGAGTATTATCTGTTTGATTGTAAATTCTCATCGTCACATCGATCGAGAAGTTAACCGCAACATTAGCATTTTTAATCACAGGTCTAAAGACGATAGGTGTACTAAAGTCTTCATATTGTGTAAATGTAGTATCTGATGTTTTAATAAAAGAAGTACCCACTTGTTCAAATACTTCAATGTCGTATATTACAACAATATCATCTGAGCTGGTTTGAATTCTATTTAATATATTACTTTCAAAGCCGGAAATTGAATTATCTTTTTCTCCGTAAATATTAAAGTAATCTCCATCTTCAGCATCTTCAACCACTACGGTAAAATCAGAATACTCATCTTCTCTAGAAACTGTAAATTTATTCTCTTCTCCAGTATAGACATAATCAAAACCTGCTATAGTTTCTAATTTATCTAGTAATTTAAAATTAATACCGTAATTAGCAAGTGGATTTACATCACTAGTATTAAGAGTACCATCACCATAAAATCTATCTAAGAACTCCTGGTTCTGTCCGATTAATGATGGGATTTTAATATTAATATATTTAGACCAAAGTACTTCACCTAAAACAAATGGTTTAGGATTTGAAAATTCATAGTTACTTTGATTTAAGTAGACTAGTTGAGTTAAAAAGTTTTTAATACCAGTATTTCTTTCAGTAGTTACCTCAAATAGAAAACCTTCATAACCTCTTGCTGCAAAACTAAATCCAGATCTTAAGTGTAGTCTAACTGTATCATATTGAATATAGTTAATATTAGCAGTTGCTTCAGTCTGATAATTTAATAAATCATTTTCTCTAGAACCAGTCCATTCAACTGCATTATTAATAAAATTATGCATTTCATAATCTCCAGTAGAGTCATAACCCAGTAATGCATATTTAGTTTTATCACCGCCAGGTGCGTTAATAGCATGGTATCTACCAATAGTCTGATTAAGATCATTACCTGTCGCTTCGTCTGGTGAAGCAAATAGAGGGTTAGCTCTAGTATCAACAATAGCTTTACCACCAATTAAACCAGGGTATGAATATTCTACTGTACCATTTTGGTTCGGGGTATATTCTGCGATATTAGTTATTGCTGAGAATGAATAAATACCCAATTCACCGCTAATTGCAAAATCAGCTGGATTAGGTAAAGCGCTTAAATCAAACTTATATGTCTTTCCATTTTGTAGAAGTAAAGTTCTAGCTGCAAAATTCTCAACAGCTAAATAACCAGATATAGATGTCACATCAAAATTCACTACCGCAGAACCTAACTCATTAATTAAGTGCCTAGTACTGAAAGGATCTCCCTGGACTGTGTCTAAGAACATCACCTCACTACCATTATCGTCTACTTCTATACGATATGGCTCAGGATTACCTTGGTCGTGGTAGATAAACTCAAGTAAAATGTCTTGGTCTATCTTAAAATATCTGGATGATTGCGCCATGTTTTAAAATTGTAAAAATTTAGGTGACCAGTAAAGTCCCACGCCTATTGAAGGCCCTGTGCTAATTACTTGGTCGTTATTTAAGTTAATACCATATCCAACTCCAAAACCAACTAACCATCTAGATTTCTTTTGGTCTTGTCTATTTAATCTGCTATTTACTAAATTAATATTTTCAATATCTTTAATTTCTAATCCAGGGTAGCTTGTAGATAATTTTAATCTATCAGCACCATCTACGTTCTCAATTGCTGCCATTAAGCTTAGAGTTTGTGTTAACTCAAATTTAGTTTCTAATACTTTAAACTGTTCAAATTCATATTTAAAGGTAGAAAACCCTGTTAATTCTCTAGAGTTACCATTGCCAAAATCTTCAGCAGATGAAAATGTAACCTTAGTAGTTGTCGTGTCTATAGTCTCAGTTGTAGTAGTTACATTTAGACTATCTTTAATTTCTAAGTTAGCTGAGATTAACGAGTTAACCTCTTTTAAATCTTTATTTAATGCTAACGCTTTCTGATACTTCTTCGTTAACTTAGCTTGACTAGATTGCATATTTGATAAATCAAATTCATACGATCTAATCTGAGCAAGTTGATCGCCATTATCATTCCTTAATATTGTAACAGAGTCTTGAGCCGCTTTAAAATTATTAAGTTGTCTACCAGCATCTTCTTGTGCTAACTTGACATCTTGTTTTAAATTCTCAATACTATTACACTGTCTAAGAAATAACATAACGACAAGAGCTCCAGCGATAAATGTCACTAGAGTCTTGTTCGAGAGTATATTTTTTATTTTGTCTTTCATAATTTAATTTTTAACAATTCCCGTTAGGGGTTATAGTACCGTTACCTGAGTTCCATTCTGGACCGTTCGGGAATGTATCGAAATCAACCTCATGACATATTGTTAATGAAGGATTTCCGTAGAAACAATTGCTGTTAGCTGTACCAATTGGAGATGACATTTGTACAGTTCCGCCACATTCACGCCATGTGACCGAATTACACTCGTTCTGGTATGAACTAGTTACAATATATTCTTGGCAAAGCGGCGGTGCTTGTGTCGTTGTCGCCGGAGCCTGTGTTGTGGTTGCAACCACATTCCATTTTGCCCAAAGAGTTAATTTATCATAAATTCCATCAATTCCAGTATATACTGATGTCGGTGGTTGATCTCCAGCACTATAATTTGTACCGGTAGTGTATTGGCTAGTATTCCAAGAATCAAATGTGTAACCGTCACGTACGTATGCTGTATTAGCTGCTACTGATAATGGGTGTGTACCTGTTTGATCTGGGATTCCCGTTGACCCACTACCAAGAGTACCTCCATTAGGATTGTAAGTAATTTTATAGAGCTCTTCCCCGACAGCAGTGTCAGTATCACTTACTTGTTGCCCAGCATTACTATATCCACTAGGTACTGTAACGACTAAAGTATATGTATTACTACCTTCTCCTAATACAGTTGGTGAGAACGAAACTATATTACCGTTACCCGACCAAGACATATTTGCTTGCGCTCCTTCTACACCGTTAGCTACACTTAAGTTAATATTACTAGGTCCGTATGATGGTAAAGGAGCTTGTGTCGTTGTCGCCGGAGCTTGTGTCGTTGTCGCCGGAGCTTGCGTTGTTGTAGGCGGAGCAGCGTTCTGTGAAACAGAGATAGTTCCTATCGTATTAGAATCTTGTGGGTGTTTAATAGCTAAGCTACCACCTCTAGCAGAATATAATGTGTTCTCTGCTACTGTAATATCAATAGAACCTGCATCAGATGAATCAAAAGTAATCCAGCTAGGTTTACTATAAATATCACTTGCACTAAATATTAAGTCATCAGTAGGACCTGTTTGGATAAACAGTTCTATACCTCCTCCGGCATTACTTAATCCTGTAAGTGCGTTTGGATTTTCAAAGCTAATTGAATAATTAGTTGGAGCTTGTGTTGTTGTAGCCGGAGCTAGAGTCGTAGTCACTTGTACACCAGTCCAATCATTACCAGTATTATCATACTCGTAACTTTCAGTAGGTGGCATTAATTCAATACTTGGATCGATTGATGTATAAGGAGTACCATATTGATTAACTAAAAGATCTCCGTCTGGTTCGATGTTAATAGTATAACCTCCACCGCCTTGGCCACAAGGAGCCATACAGAAGTCTACCCAAGTAATATTAGTTCCGTCAGAAATACCACCTTGGAATACATTAGTACTAGAGTTATATCTAATAAGACCTGTATCTGGAGATAATGTATTATTTGCAGGTACTTTAAATGATGAGTTATCTGCAATAGAAAATCTATCAAAAGCAGCATTAAACTCTACATTAACTGCAGCATCTAAATCAAATGATTTTCCAAAAGTATATTTAACAGAGTTATCTGCCTCATCACTAGAAGATATATCAATAGATACATTTTTACCATTATTATCAACACCGTGCCATAGTCTTAAATATTCATCAGAATCTAAACCACCTTGTACACCCTGTGCATGTTTACCAATAGTTAATGTAGCTCTTAAAGTGGTCCAACCATCTGCTGGTGTATTTTCATTAAACGTCTGATCCCCTAAAAATATAGTAGGGTGTAAATTATCAGTTGTAATTTTAGGCTTTAATATAGAATAAGTCTCATTAGCTGAGTCAGGATTGACATTAATAACATGCCATGGTGAAGTTGTAGCGCCTGTTAAACCTTGCGGCCCAACATCACCTTTTTGCCCCTTGCTACCAGTGTTACCCTTGGTACCTTGTATACCTTGGGAACCCTTCTGACCAGAAGGACCTCCTCCATTCGCTACAATTTGATCAAAGTTATAGTTTATCTTCTCAAACTTAATAGCGTCCGAATCACTAGGGTGTAGTATTTCTTGTATATTAATGGCCATCTTCTTATGACGTTATTTTTATCATAGGTCTTATTCTATAAGAGTAACCTAATCTTTTATTATATATCAATCTAAAATTAAGGGGCTTTTGTTCGTGAGCCCTAAAAGTAAAGTTTTGATCTTGTGTATATCCACCATCGTCTAATGCGTCGATAGTAGTTGCATTTTCAAAAGCTGAAAACTGTCCTTTGATTCTACGCGTAAATAGCTTAATTTGATTTAGGCTAAATAGGTTGACCAAATTTTCTTCAATATAAAGTTGAGCATCATCAACCAAAGTGGTTTTATCTTCAGCAGAATCAGCCACTGCAACATATTGTTGAATTGCATTGAATACTCCATCCGACGATAATTTATCTTTAATAGTATCTGTAATATAAAAATCTACAATAATGTTATTTTTATTTTCAAATATAACTAAATCAGTAGTATTAGTATTATCTAATAAAATTACGTCTTGTTCCTCTTCTGACCCAACATACTCTGAAGTAAAATTAAGTAAATTATAGCTATCTTTTACTTTCATAATAGTTGAAGCCAAATATGATTTCTCTTCTTTAGTTTCAAATGTACCAGGTACCTGCTCAATATTTCCACCGGATAAAGATCGAGTATAATAGTTTTTATCCCATGAAGATTTAAACACATGTACGTCTTTTTTATCAATAGCAACTTCACCAATTAATGGGTAAAGAGGTAGTTTATCTGTAGACGTAGATAGTTTAGTTACCGATGCGGCGTTAAATTCATTTACCTTTCTATAGAAATGGTTTTTAATATAACCCCATTGATTATCATGAGTACCACCGTCGTATATAAATCCTAAGTTAAATGCAACACCACATCTATTATATCTCTTATAGTAATCTTTTGCAAGATTAATTTCATTTATATCTGTTAGAGAGTGTTTATACATTTGTTCTTCTAAAATTATCTCTGTAGAATCCGATGTACTCTGTAAAGTATTAGTTTTCATGTGGCTATATACATCTGTAAAAGTAACCACAGGTTTAGTATCAACTGTATATCCACCATTTTGTCTAACTAGGAATGGATAGTAGGTGAAACCATCTGTTAAATCATAACCAATATTACCTGAAAACAGTTTAAAAGATTCTGGCTTATCCGTATCAGGAATAGTTTGTACTTTAGAGTCTTTTACAATTTCAGTACCATCTTCTAAATTGATAACAAACTGGTTATTTAAAACTTGGCCATCGTTATTTACGGTTGTAAATACTATATTGTTAGGTTCTCTTAATAACATTGTCGCTACATCTCTAGCGGATAATGCGTCTAAAATAGATTTATATGCATTTATACCTCCCTTTTCATAAGTATATTCTGCAGTTGATTGTAAATACGCAGGTATATTTTGTAAATTTGCATTTGGTGTTAGTGGAACACCATTTGAATCTAACCCGTCACCATTATCACCATCTGAAATATCTTTAGGTGGTTGTGTTAATACTAAAGTATCTTGTCCATCTAACCTTGCGATATTTAATCTTAAGAACATCTCACCGAATGGTGATTCTATCTTAACTATTAAGTTACCAAACTTAGAATCATCATCCTTATTAATTTGCTCTAAAAATTGAGGCATTGAACCATCGGTATGTTGGAATCCATTTACCTCTAAATAATTAGAAGCACTTGGGTCTGTAAAATTAGCATCTCGTAAGTTAAGAGCTCCATCGATTTTAATATCTGAATATTCAAATGTTAGGTTTTCTGCTTTCCAAACTAATGAATGGTTTAATTCATATAATAATTTTCTGTTTAAAGTACCATCTGACCATAAATCATCTAGACTTAATGAAATCATAAAGACAGCAAATTTAAACTTTTTATTTTGTATCACTTCATAGTCGATACCATTTGATTCTTGTGCTGTTTTTACATTTAGTAAAATACTAAATCTATATCCATTAAATTCAGAAGACTTAATAAAATCTACTGGATTAGAGGCAGTAAACTCTTTTCTACCTTTAAATATAAATTTTAAACCTTTAAATATAGTACTTGCAAATGCAGTATTATTACCACCTTCAACTCTAGTATACTTTTTCTGTCTAGATGTTTTTACAAAAGTCTTATAGTTATTATTGCCCTTTGTCTCGAATCCTTCTGTTACAAAGAATCTATCAAAATAATCATAATTAGTATCTTTAAATATAGCAGGAGTAATCTCAAAGTTATCCATAAAGTTAATATAACTAAAAGAATCATTTAGCCTATATACAGGATTAGCATCACTACCTGCGTTATTCTTAAAATAAGCTGGTAAATTATTAATGTAAAACCATTCATGTGTCATACCTAATCTATTTCTACCATCGGCAGATAAATCAGGTGCAAAATTAGATCTACCGAAAGCCTCATTAGCGTTTAGGTAGTATGGTTGTTCTCTAACAGTTAAGCTATCTTTTAAAACCCATTTATTAATAGAAGGAACTACTCTTGAATTGATAGCATATTCTTTTAAATAGTTTTCTTGTAATCTATCAAACTCACTAGTAATTTGATTTTCATTAAACTCATCTGCTTGTTCTTCTAATAAAATATCACTTAATCCGCTAAAATAATCAACTGGATTTAACGTGTATTCTGTATTCTCTTTACTACCAAATGGGTATATGTCATTTGAATCATCTTGTTCAGGCTCGTATGCTATATTAGCAGGCGTCTCGTAAACTAACTCTTTTAGGTCTGAGTTTGAAGTATCATAAAAATCAAAATTCATATCATGAATATCAAACGCAGAAAATAAACCTACTTTAACTAGATTATCTGCATAGGTTTTAATTTCACCAGCCTCAATCGTATTAGGTTTTTCCAATACAATTTTCTTATATTGTAAAGGTAATCTTTCAATATCATCTACAATATCAATAACTTTATTATAGATCCCTCTAGATTTTGTATTAATATAATCATTTACATTAATATCACTAGCAGAATCTAATGTTACTAATATTGACTTGCCAGTTGAATTACCGCCATTAAAATAATAAATTGAACTATTATTAATTGTATTACAGTTCTCTGGGCTATCACAATCATTAATATCTAATCTAAGTAAATTATTTACATCTAAATTATTTGAATCAACACTAATCCACTGATTAGCATTTGCATTAGGGATTGCAATACCGGCAGATAATAGTCTATAACCTTGTACATCTGTTTTAATATAGAAGTGGTCAGCTCCATCGTATGATAGTGCTGTAAACCCATTATCTATAGAATTAATAGATTTTACTATTGCACTTGTAACTTGAGGTATGGTTCCTTGGTTAGAGAAATTAACTCCACCAAATTGACCTGCTGGTATATCTAACGCAAAGAATGTATTATTATCAATATCATAAGGTACTTGCAGCTCTTCAATTCTAACAATAGAATTATTAACACCATTTGATTGCCATGGAATAAAATCAGGCTGTAATGGTTTTAATGTAGCTCTTTTTTCTGACAATATAATAGATCTATCTGACTCTACCTCAATGTTTAAATTATTGTAAAGTTCTGGATATACCTTTGCTCCAGTAAATTGGTCTTCCTCTCCAATTCTATTTTGAATATAAGTAGCAACACCTTGTATACCCTGTCCATCAATATAAATAGGTCCAAACTCTAACAATTGCCCATCAGTAGGATTAACTATTGTAAATTTCCAATCCTCTTGTCCTAATGATTGCTGTGGAATTAGCCTAGTAAACTTAAGTCTATATGTCTGTTCTTTTGAAGGGAATATTGCAAACCCATCGTTTACAGCAGGGTTCTCTAAGATGCTTACCTTTACAAAGTCACTACCTGGTTTTCCATCAACCTTTATATCGATTGAATTTCCAGTTTCAGCTAATTTAATTTCTGAAGCAATTGAATTTCTAGAATCTTCAACATTTAACTCTAGGTTACTAGGGTTATATACTGTCTTTGGAGATATTTTATAGAATTTATCAGATGTTGCCGCGTACCCTAATGTAGGAGTTTCAGATATTAATTTATATGGTGGAATAGCAGATGAATTTTCGCTATTAATATATGAATTAACATTTTTAAACTTAAGTCTTCCTGTATTTGCAGAATCTAATGTACCGTAACCTGAATCAATATCATTTACATATAAACCAAAATATCTACTAACAGAATAATCAGTAGCAGCGTCATCATTAAATAGGAACTCTAGGTTAATTAAATTTGCACATGCTAATTTATTTCTTTGGAACCCACTTGTAATTAACTCATTAGCATCGATTAACGTAGAATCTTGACTAATAAAATCGCTATCTAAATACTCTCCTTTAGAAGTAAACCCTCCATTTTCTAAATCAATACCATTAAATGAAGACCTTTGTAATTTATCAAAGTTCATTGTAATTGGAGTTTTAGGGAATGACTCAGATTGTATATGGTTTCTAATATATGTACCTAATTCAGAATCTCTAGATAAATCAAATGTTTTTACAATTTCACTATTCTTTAAAATCTCTTTTATATTATCTAAATTAGATTGTGTATCAAAGTCTAAAGTACCAATAGGATCTTTTACTCTAAAGATTACAAATTTGTTAGGTATTGTTTTATCTAACCAAATAGGAGCCATCATTCTAAAGTCTTCATCATGTATCTTAGAATAGTTATAGACTGTACCGTAATGGTAATCCTCTTCTATTTGATTTTCAAAAGTATCTTGTACTGCAAAGTTTGAGTAAGACTCTTTTATTTTGTATATTTGGTCTGCAGGTGTTTTAGTATTTTTAAAGAATCTTTGTAGATCGTATGACCACTCTCCATCTTTATTAACTGCCCATTTTTTATATTCAACTGATGCTAATTCTTTTGTAGCCTCTATTGACTCAATATACATTTTACCATTACTATTAACTACTAACTTCGCGTTAGTTGATAATTTAGGGTTTGTTCTTAATAGTGGTTTAGAAATATCATCTAAACTATAATTCTTTTCTAGGTTAAAATTAGGAATTGATTTGTTAATAATATCAGCATCATCAACAGTCGCCAATGTGTATGTTTGGGGCAACTCTGTTTGCATCAAACAACCTTCACAATCAGTATATCCATAATTAATTACAGCCGCAGAGGATAGCCCTAAATCAACTGGGTTAACTTGAACAGTTCTAATAGAATCATTATTATATTCTGTTATATTATCTAATATATCTTGAGCATCATCAATATTAACAGCAACAATTTTATGCTGCATTGACATACACTCTAATACAGTAGGACCATTTATTATTCCTCTATCACCAATAACCTCGTGTAATTCTTTTATATAAGAACTACCATTATCAGTATCTTTATGTAAACCATCTATGACATATAAATTCCAATAAGGAGATCCATCTTGGAATCTCGCAACACATGATAAAAATGCATAAAATACATTTTCTCTAGAAGCAATCGACTGACCTACTTCAAATGTAGAAGAACCTACAGGTCTTTCAAACTGAGTACTACATGTACCTAAAATTATATTAGTATCTTCGGTGCTAGCATTACCAGTACTACCTTGTAATAAATCTGTATCGTTTCCAACTACACCCTTCCATACATAGTTACCAGTATAACCACTTGAGTTATAGTTTTCCCAAACAGCAAATCGCCTATCTGCGTCTAATGAGTAAGTCGCATTATTAAAACTATCAACATTAACCTTACTAGCTAAGAACGTAGTACTTGGCCATGATAAACCATAATCAACTTGGTTCGCAGCCTCTAATGAAGTAAAAGGTACTATATTATGTTGTAATATGTATTGTAATTTAGCCAATTCAGATAAAGACCCTACTCCATCTTCTTGATTAGCTCTAAAATAAAGTTTTGTAAGAACTAAATCACTATCATCAGCTAAACAAACATTATCAATTCTAATAGGATCTACTGTATTATAGTAAACACTAACATCGTATGTTTGGTATTTTATTCTTTCTGGGCAATCTTGTGCATATCCATCACTTCCTTCTACCCAAGCACCTTGTTGAAATTCAAAGTATTTGTCAGCATCGGCTGAAACACTATCATTATAGTAACCTGTTAATGCTGTAAACTCAGCAGGCGCAGAATTACTAAGATATGTATTAGCTATAACTTCATCAGTAAATATCTGTCCTCCTGCTGCAATAACTTGGCTTAATAAGACTGGCTGATTACTTGGATTTGTAGCATCTATTACGTTTTGCCAAACAGTTTGGCCTCCGTACTCATAAGTGCCTGCACATAAATCATTTACATCTTCATCAAAGTTAACAGTTATTTCCCATGCATTCCCTAAACTAACTTGACATTCTACAATAGTTTCTATTTTATCATAACCAAATGTATCAAACTGTATAGCTTTAGCATCACCACCACTAGTAGCCGAAACCGATAACCATCTAGTAGCTGGGTTAGAAGCACTAATCGGCGTTGCAAAAGCTGCATCTAAATAAATTCGATCTCCTGGCGCTAAATCAGCTATGCTAGTATTCTGTTCAGATGCATCTAAATAACCAGTATTACTTCTAGTTGCTGAACAAGCTTCGTCCGAGTTTGTTACAAATGCAGAATACTTTATTGCAATGGCCGCGGTTGGATTAACAGTTATCACTGCAGTATATGGGGTAGACGCATTCACATACCCATCATAAACCTGTATTACAAATGTAATTTGATCAGGCTGTGTTATATTATAGTTAGCTTCATACGTCCAAGCACCAGTTGTATTGTCTAAATCTAAAGAACCTGGGTTAGTAATGCCACTCGAAGAAGTTGGCCCTGATACGATACTCCATGTTAATTGATCTCCAGTATTAGAGTCAGAAGCAGATGCTGTACCACCAGTACTACTCCATTGATCCAAAGTAGAATTAAATGAAGGGTTTGCAAATGTTGGAGGATTATTACCAGGTGCTAAAGTTCTTAATGTAATTGTACCCACACCGGTTGATTCTTCACCATCTGTATCTGTTACCTTGTAATAAAAATCCTCTTCTAGATCACTATTATTAGGTGTTAAATTAAGACCACTCTTTTTTGTATAAGTAAACGTAAAAGCACCTACATTTGCGTTAACTACAAAATCACCGTTCGTTAGACTTGCTGCAACTTGTGCTTCAGTTAATGTATTACCTGTAGCATCACATAAAGTATATGTTAAAAGAGCTGGCGCATCATTATCATCTGTTGAACCAGCTGAAGCAAGATCTTGTTGTGTTGATATATTATTAATACCAAATCCATTAATCTCATATAATGCATCTCCAGGAACTGGGGCTTGATTTTGTGGCGGGTTAACTGTAACTGTAATAGTTCCAACTGCAGTTCCACCGTCACTATCTATTGCAGTATATGAAAAAGCATCATTACCCGTATAATCAGTATTTGGCGTATATATTATAGATGGCTGATTTCCAGTTAAAACAGCACCTGTCGATAAATTTGACCCCTGTGCATTTGCATCCTGAATATTACCATTTTGCGGCACACTAGTTATTTCAATAGTTAATCCGTTACCAAATTGATCTTCAGCATCAGATACATTACTCTGTTGCCCTGAGCCAACTGACCAACCACTACCACTAGCAAAATTTAAAGCTATTGGAGTACCATTCTTAATCATAGTCCTACTAAAATCAGGAGCTGCTGGAAGGTTATTACCACCGGTTTGTGAAATTAATAAACTTGTAGAAGTTACACCACCGCCCTCTGGATGTTGTAATGTAAAAGCTTGACTTCTACCATTAGCGGTTGGGTTAGCATCAATACTAAATTCAATACTACCACCTGTTACAGTTGAAGATACATTAGTTGAAATCCAATCAACTGTACTAGGGTTAGGCACAATGTTACTCGAGTTAAATGCAGTTGAGTTATTTGTAATTGTAAAAATCCTAGTTGTACTAGATGCCGCGGCCGGAGCATTATATGTGGCATCATTATTCCAAGCAATCGCTGGAGCTAAAGTTGTCGTTGTACCTGTCGCACTAACTTGGCATTCTATAGCAACACCGGAATTTAAATATCCAGCGGGTGCAATAACATCAACATCATAAGTTGTACTACCTAGTTGATATGTACTAGGTATAATACTGTCTACTACACCCTCATCTACAGCTGCTGTAACAGTATCTCCGACTGCACCGGCTTGTATTGATACATTAGCTTCAGAACATGTAAACTCTGGCAATGTTGTCGTTGTTGTAGGCTCCTCAGTTGTAGTTGTAGGCTCCTCAGTTGTCGTACTAGTCGTTATTATTGACGCACTTATTAGACCAGAATTAGATATTTGTGTGGCAACAATACTATTATCATTTGGCTGCTCGAACGCATAGAAATCCATTCCCCCTGCAAATCCACTACTTAAAGTACCTGAAGCTGCATCCGGATTATTATCATTCACCTGATAAACAGTATCACCGGTTGTAACATAACCAGTATTATCACTGTCATCAACCCAAGCAGTAATTGTACCTCCTGTCCCCCAGTTTGCTATCGCACTGGCAGCAGTAGAAAATCCAGTAGTATTAAGTGTAAAACTTATATTTGCCATTTAACTTTAATTCTATTTTAGAGAATTCCTTCTCTAGTATATATCCTCACTTTGAGATACCACTTATTACTGAGATATTGGTCTAAGTAATCTTGCAGCTTTAATAGAATTTAAGTTCTTTCCTTTAGCACCGTATTTAGCAAATACTTCTAAGTCAAATGAGAATTGTTCACCATACTTATCAAAAATATCTAAACCGATTTTCTTAGTATATGTTAAATTATTAAAAGCAAGTCTAGCTAAACCACCAACTCTACCAGTATCTATTTGTTCATCATTACCAAAGTAATCAGTCATTCTATATTGAAATACAATATCTACAGAAACTGCATTAGACTCATTATCTTTTTTAGCTTTAATTGATTTTCCAGATCTTTTGGTTTCACCGCTTACTTTTAGTGTGTCAATATTAACAGGCGATGCAAATAAGAATGCACCACATGATTGTCCACCTAATAGGTATTGGTCACTAGCATCAAACGACATTTTAAGAGGTCTTTCATTAGCTATATCAGATTCTGACGTTCCCCATAGACCATTACCATCATGGTATGCCATTTGTTGTTTCGAACTAATTTGATTAGTAGTTAAATCATAACCAAAAATACTTAACAACTGAGAACCAGTACCTTGTGTAGCCGACTTAGTC